CACTTTGCTGTAGCACACCGTTCAGGTATAAATGCTCACTACCCAGTACTGGATTGTCAGCTAACGTAAATGTCTTGTTTGTTCCGTTAATGAGACCGTAAGGTATTTCTTTGTCTACGAATACATTGGTCAATTGTTCTGAATTGTAGTGGTATGTACATTGCAGTTGCATACCTGCGAGTAACGGCTCGCTAAATGTGATTGTATTGCCTGATATGAAGTAATCGGTGTCCGCGCCCTCCTCCACGAGTAAACCGTTTAAATACAAGTGTTCACTACCAGGGGTTGGTGCATGTTCTAATGTGAATGTAGTGTTTACACCATCTACAGCACCGTAAGGTATTTCTTTGCTTATGAATACCTTGGATGTACGTACCGCGCTGGTAATTGCATTTTCAAGTGACGCAATGTCTATGTTTTGTTGATCCAGCGTATACGAAACTGAACCAGATATATCCGTTAATATGTTTCGGGTAGTAGCATTTGATTGCGATACCGATGTGGCTATGTTAGTTATAGCGGTACTGGTTGAGGTACCAATAGCGGCAATAGATGATGATGTTACCGTACCAATGTTTACTATTTCGGTTGCGGCTGCATTGAATGAATTATTGGTGTATTCGAGTGCTAAGCCACCGTTTCTAAATTGGTTTAGTTTACGGAATGGTATTGGTGATGCGCTTTCTGCCATGTCTTATCGTTCACGAGTTATTTGTACACGATCCGCTGGAGTAATATGTGCTTTGACAATAATGGATAAATTAGTGCCAAATTCTTCCAGTTCTGGATTGAGTGGATTGTCATTGTATGGATACGCTGGGTCTTTACCTACGAATAGTTGATTGTCGTTCACATTGTCTACCTCGAAATAGCTTTCTTGGTATAAAATGATATCGCCAACTTCAGGTACAAGTTTAGCGTCTACTAAATCGTCGCGGAAGAAACGGAATTCCATTTCACGTGACATGTCTACCCCCATATCGCCGGAGGATTGTGTTTTTTCGCCACGTTGAATTAACGCGTTAATTAGTACCGGGTCGAAATAAAACTTGTCTCCAGATGCCTCGCCGTATATGTTTACTTTGGTTTGGTCTAGTTTAAGTTTATACACAGCACATTGTTGTGTAACCACATCCCAAAGTAATTCGCGGTTGATGTGTCTGAAGAATGAAATGTCTCTCTGTGAGCCAAATATACTCATAATGTTCTGTATTACCCAATAAATATATTCATTGGTACTTGTGCTATTGTGTCGTTTTGGTATTTCGCTTCGTTTGCTTTTTTCTCCATTAAATTGGTGCGTGATGTTGAGTCTAAATATGCTCTCAAACGCTCAATTAACGCATTTTTTTCTGCAGTAGCAGCGGTAATTAAATCGCCTTGATTTAACGTTACTTCGGATCCAGGTATTGGTGTGGTTGAGTATTTACCTCGAACATATCCCAGTATTTCCTTAACTATAGCTAACGCGTATTCAAATATCCACTGTCTACCAATTGAATTGATTTGTGTATAGTTTGGATTATTGTATGGCACGTTTGATACGTTAGTAATTATGCTAGTACCATTGCGATCAACGTATGGTTGATTACGGTCGTCAATTAGTATGTAGTGGAAGTATAGTATCTGGATGGATGATGTTTTAGGTATAGGGAACAATTTCAATTTGTTGTTCACCAATTCAAATGTGTATTGCGATTTACGGATTTGGTCGTTTAGCTCAATTGCCTGTATTTTCTGAATATCGTAATTCATAGGCATTAGCAAAAAGTTAATTGCGGGTGAGTATCCACCCCAACCGAAACTATCCATCATTTGCATCATACCAGTACCAGTACCAGCGTATGGATCAAAGTAACGTGTGATGGCAGGAGATGCTTCGTAAAATACACGTTTTACTTCAATTGCACTAGTGATGCCTTGCTGAGTAGCCCACTCGTTTAAGTCGTACGTTTGTTGACCCCCATTAAGTACAATCGAACCCGTATGATATTCCACAGTTCCACCAACGCCTGCCTCTGTTCCGTACTGATTCGATAAGCGAACCATAGAAGCCAAATTATCCTGTACCAATTCATTGTTTCCTGGGTTTATAGTTGTAGGTGAGCCTTGAAATGACAACAAATTTTCAGCAACTTGGTATGCGTATAACTCGTTTCCGTATGTGGTGATTGCTTCCTCAAATGCAGCATAGAAGTTTAAGTCTTGCAACTCTACCTCCATGATTGGGTAACCCAATCTGCGTGAAGCAAATGTAGTGAATTTGTCTGAATCGGTTTGAAATTGAAAGTCAGCATCGTAGAAGCCAAATGGTGTTTTACCTGGCGCGAACGATGAGCTTCCTGCATATATTGGGATGTTCATGACGTTATGCGTTAATTAGTGTATACTCTATGTCTGCATTACCTGTTATTGCATACGCGGAAACTGACTGGATTGTATCGCCGAATGAGCTTGAGAATATACTTGAGGTAATGTTAGGTGAAACAATAAATATGGATGAGGTAGGTAGCAATTCTTGTGTGTATCCACTTTTCGATCCACTAACGGTAATAGCGATAGATGTTGCGTCGTCTAAATTAGATATACGCGCGTATTTTAAACTACCAGATGGGAATACACCCGCTCCCGGATTCACACCATTTAAATTGAATAAATCAACCGAAGTTGTAGCAGGGCAAGTAAGTATTCTGTGGTCAACGTTGCTTACGTTTGGTATAGTGTAAGTGATTTCGTTTTTGTTTACGCTGTTTCTTACTATTTGCTCTTCAGTGATGTGTATTTTGAATGTAGTGGGTGTTAATGTAGATGCCATTTTATTGTTTGTGTATAAATATACTAAATATTGTTAATCACGAAATTCTTCGTATATTTTAAGTATATCCTCTACGGCCTCATGGCGGTGGTTTTTCTTAAGGGTAACCACTTTAACTGTTGGTGTACGTTCTTCTAGGCGGTTGAAGAATGATATACCCGACTCTTTTTTGGAACGTAAATCTACCTGGGATATATCACCACAAAATACCATTTTTCCACCTTTACCCAAACGGCCTAAAATCATTTCGGTTTGTGGGTGGGTGATATTCTGGCATTCGTCTACAATTACGAATGAATTGGGGAATGTACGGCCTCGCATGAATGCGAATGGTACCACCTCAATTATGCCGTCGGATATTAGTTTGTCGATTTTTTCCTTATCGTATAACATATATAAGTTGGCGTATATAGGTGCTAACCACGGGTCCATTTTTTCCTTCAAGTCGCCAGGAAGAAAACCAATATCCTCTTTTGCTACGGTAGGTCGGGTGATGATTAGTTTTTCCATTTCCTTACGGAATACCAAATCCAGTGCTATTTGACATGCTAGTAATGTTTTACCGGAACCAGCCATACCCTTGATTAGGGTAACAGGTGTGTTTAGGATGATGTCTTTTGCTTCTTTTTGTTCTTCGTTAAGGGACATTTTGAATTTAATGGGTCCCTTAGGTTTGCGTTTTTCCTTAAATACATCTTGTGCTTCAGGAGTACGGTTATAGTCAGTCATATAACTTGTTTTGGTATAAATATACTAAATGTTTGGTGGGTAGCCAAATTTAAAGCACCATTTCAAATCTAGTAACACCACAATCCCATACTCGGTGGTAACCCATGTTTCGCATTAATTCTACCTCGGTGTGGTTATCAGTGTCCATGCCCATTTTCTTAAGTACACCTTTATTGTAATTAAATCGGTGTTCCCTATTCATATAGTCTTTGGTGTACCAGTAGCCATGTTGTGATGTTGATACATGTTTGAATCCACAAGTTAAATATAAATTATTTACAGGTGATGACCATCTGTTGTCTGCAAATGAATATATATGTTGTGGATTTACTTCACGGATGAAATGTTTAAGTAAACGTGAGGCAGCACCAACTACATTGGTGTATTTTTTATTGCAAAATCGAATAAGTTCCCATGTATCGCCATTGTTTACGTTTGTTTTACCTATTGCGGTACGTGGTTTTCTAAATGTCATTATGGATACCAGTTCGTTCTGGTAGTATAGCCCGTATTTGTAGAATGCTTGGTCACGCCCCTGAATGTGGTTTTGGTCGAGGAATGTGTTTTTAATGTTGGGTGCTACCTCACGTATTTCACATTTACGAGCAAATATAGTGGTGGTATTTGCTTTTAGTTCGTTTTGTATTCGTGAATACACAATGTCTTTTTTGTTTAGTAGTTCGTCCGAGAATATTTGTATGAGTTTAATGTTTAACTGGTTATATTTGGTGTATAAATTGCGGGTATAGTTTTTTTCATATAACGTGCTGTCCTTTAAATCAACTACGTTGATACCCAACCCCAAATCAGGCATGTATATGTCTATTTCGCTATGGTAATTATGCAATATATTTCCGGTGTATAGACTGGATATATATGCTGTTAGTTTAAATATGTTTGGTTTGTGTTTGGTTAATTCGTGTTTGTATTGGTTGTGTATGTGTTTTTGTGTTTCGATATGGTTTAAATCGTATTCTTTGATGGTGTTCTCTATTAATGATGTACCGTATGTCCACTTATATCCACCACATGTTTTCTGTTTGCCATTACAACATGCTCGAATGTCGGTGGAGTTGATGCGTATACCTTGTTTAGCGTATTCTTTTTCGACATAGTAGCTATTTGGGTATTCACGTATGAATGTACCTTCCAAATCGTATTGCAATACAGTTTGTTGTTTGATTTTTACATTGTTTTGCAACCCAGCTAGTATTTGTTGTATGTTGTCGTCATCCGACCACTGGAATATACAGCCGCGAAATGTTTTTTGTTTGGATTGGTTGCATGACTGAATAATACCACCTGTGGTGTCTTTAATGTCCGGGAATAATATGGTTTTGGCTTGTGATGGTGAATCAAATTTAGCTATGAATGTACCATCCAGTTTGTATACATTTACGGCACGTGTGTTTTTGATGGATGAAATGGACATTTTCTGTTTAGTGGTGGATGATTTGTTACCACCTTTACCGTCGTTTAACATGGTGAACATAGCTGAATCCCACCCATATGTGTCTATATATTGTTGTTTATGGTGGGTTTCACGTTCATCTAGCATGTCTGGATTACATTGTTCGAGTATCTCAAATGTGTGGTTAGCAATACCATGATGTATGAGTGAATTGTATAGTTGTGGTTGGCCTTTGCAACGTAAATTTTGGTAGTGGTACCAACGTTTGTCTATGTCTAGTGATTGACCAATATATATTTTATTGGTTGGTGATGTAATTTTGTATATGCCTGTTTTTTTCATGTAAATGTACCTTATGTTCCGGTATAAATATACTAAAGGAACATAGGGGGGACAAGCATAGGGGGGAAATAAGTGATTATATGTGTGGGTGAAGGGTAATGGGAAAAAAGAAGGGCGCCGAAACCGGCGCCCTTTTTAGCGTGAAATCTGCGATTTTACGCGCGATTAGATGCTTGCTAAGTCAGAAACAAACACTCTTCCGTAGAATTCCGGACGGATCATTTTCTTCGCGTAACGAGTCAATAGACCTTTTCTTGGTGTAAATGTTTCTGGATCGTATACAAGTGGCGTCATGATTAATGGAACGTAAGGCGCAAATACAGCTCCTGTTTCCAAGAATTGAGCACCTCTGCTATCCCATTAAGATAACGTTTTCAGTCATATATGGGTTTTTGTATACTGTGTAACGGTTGTTCAAGTTACCTGATTTTTGGATACCAAAAGCGTAATTTGATTTAGTTACATCACCATCAGAAGATGAAGCAAATCCTGGGATAGACTCAAGGATTGTTGCTACAGCTGGAGAACATACCATGAAGTTAGCACCACCTCTTAATGTCTTTTGGTGAATTTTGTTAGATACTTTTTGGAATTTAGTTCCTAAAGTTTGGAACCATTGTCCTTGTGTATTGTAGAAACCTAAGTTATCGTATCCAGTTTTAGCTGAATTTAATGACTTGTTGTTTACTGCTGACCAGTACTCATCTGCTGCAGAAGCGTCTTGGATCAACATATCTAAGTTTTCTAAATCGATTTCTAATGCGATGTACTCAGACATGATTGATGTTAATTCTGCTTCAGCATCCAATGATTGGTAAGCGTTCAAATCTTGTGCGAACTCTGGAGTCCATTGTGCTTTTAACTTACGTGTTTTAGCAACGATAGCTTCTGATTTCAATTTGATATCGATAGATGGGATAGCTAATTGATCAGCTGCTGTAGATCCTGCGTTTGCATATCCAGCTCCTGATGCATCTTCGAAATCACCTCTGTTGTTATCAACTGGTTGTTGGTTGTACCATACAACGTTTCCAGCACCTGCAGCAGGAACGTCAGCTGAAGCTACAGCACCTACATAGATGAATGAAATGTTTGTTCCGTCTGTTTTAGTATATTGAGGTAATACTTTAGCGTTTGTGTTTGGAGTCAATGTAGATCCAGAAGCTAATGTAAATGCTCTAACACCTTTCAAGTCAGGACGAGTTAATGCAGATGCAGCAACAGATACTTTCGTATATGCTCCAGCAGCAACAGATGCAGACAATTCAGCAGCGTAGTTAACGTCCGCCCAAGATGCAGTTGCAACTGTAGTTGTAGCAGATGCTGAGAATTGGTTTACTGTGTATCCGAAACGACCAGCACCGTATAAACCACCATTTGGATCATTTGCAGCACCTGGGTTAGTAACACCATATAATGAACCTGTACCGTAGATATCACCTGCTGGTCCGAAGTTCAATTTTTTGTTTTGTCCGTATGCGAAATCTAAGAAGAAAACTAGACCTGAAGGTAAGTTCATTGGTTGAACTGACATGAATTCTTTAGTTGATAAAGAACCGAATACTTTACGTACTAATGGTAAAGCTACTCCTGCCCATTGCTCACCTTGTCCTACTGAAAATGTAGCACCACCTTGGTTAGTTGAGTTAGCCTCCATAACCAATTGTTTAGCTTGGTTTTCAAGGATCATTGCCATGTTGTTTTTCTCTACTTCAGAGTTAACACCCTCTAATAGGCCTGTTTTTCCCCATTTTGCAGCCATTCTTGCTGCGTCGCTTTGCAAGTTTTTCCAACCTGCAGCTGAACTTTCTAATAATTCGTTAATTGTTGACATTTGTTTGTTTTAAGTTTAAATTAAATTAATCCTGCCAATTTACGCATTCTGTCAAACACTGCGTTTGATTCTACGATTGGCTGTTTTGTGTTTACAACTGGTGTATTTGTTGCTTTTGATGCTCTACCTAAGTTTTCGCGAATTGGTGTATTTTTAACTTTTAATCCCTCGTTTAAAGTTGAATAAACCAATTTTACTTCTTTAACTGTAGTAGCTTTGTCAAATGAACTTAACACTTTTACTTTTTGTTCTTCGTTCAAAGTTTTAGCTTTGAATATTTTGTTAGTGTAAAGTAACTTAGCGTTTAGTAAGTTGATTTCGTTTAGTTCTGAACGTAACGTGTTGATTACAGTATGTGCTGCTTCTAACTCTGTAGTTAATGCTGTAGTGTCTACTGTAGTTGTTGGTGTAGTTGTTGTTGTTTCCATAACTGTATCTTCTTCAATTTCGCGTAACAATTCAGCTAAGTCTACGTCTTCTTCTTCACTGTTGTCCAAGTCTAAGTCGATTTCTTCGTCGCCTTCTTCACCTTCACCTTCTTCACCATCTTCTAAATCCAATTCTCCTTTAGCATACATGTCCGCGATTACGTCTGCGATCATTGCTTTTAAATCTTCATCAGTTAGATTTTTTAATTTTATCGGCTCGCCTTCTTCCTCTTCTTCTTCACCTGCTTCCTCTTCTTCAGATTCACCAGCTTCTTCAGCTTCGTTTAAAGTTTCGTCGATTTCTTCTTCGTTTTCAATCTCTGCAAGTAGCTCTTCTAAGTCGATATCTTCTTCGTCAAGGGCTTTTTTACCCATTTCGCCGAATCCTGTGTTTTCAGGGGTATCGAATTCACCAAATCCTTCTTCTACTTCATCGTACATTTCTTCTACTGATTCTTCTGACGTA